TTTTGACGGCTGAACAAGTGGGAGCGACGAAGAATTACCTGCTCCATGCCGGGCTGTCCGGGAATGGCACGATATGTACAAAAAGAGCTATAATTAAGCAATCTACGCTTATCTCAGGCAGTAGGAAGACTATCGATCAAGACGAAAAATAACGCCGTTATAATAACTTTCGGACGTTATTCCATAAATGCTGATAGAGAGGGCTGAATGCCCTCTTTTTTTGTATCCGTTTTGATTTGGGGTTACATTAGGGGTTACTGTTAGGAGTTACAAATTTATGAAGTTAGGGGTTATATTAGGGGTTACAAAACAACTATTATTAACGTGTACCCACAAATATAAAAAGGTGCTAAAATGCAAATAAGTCCAATTTTTTGCCATTTTCGAGGAGGAAATCGATATTTATTTTTTTAGTCTTAAACTAAATATTTTATTGATTTACAATATATTAAATTAAATATTTACTTGCATTACATTGAAAAAAGTGTGCGTGCGGCTTATATGTGATACTATGGTAGTGTGTGATGACTACACAAAGTATGGGAAATTAAAGGTCAAATGCTTGCGGACCGCCTAAGTATGCAACCAATTCAGGTTTATTATCTTTTATACGAGACAATGACAGTGCTTTGGGATCCTTTGTATACTCCTCAAATAGATTTAAATATTGAGTTTGGTCTCCCAATATACACAAGTCTCCGGTAAACATATCTTCTCTTGCGTATTTTACGATTTTAGAGAATAACTCTGTTTGGCTATACTTTAAGACTTTCGGGTGAAATTCCTTAATTAAGGCAATGTTTTGCTTTATTTTATAAAAAGACCTTTCATTTATTGATTCGACGTAACAGACTATAACCATTCTTATGGCATGTGCTGCTTCGTCAATTTCTTCTTCTTGGAGTAATTGGCAAATTTCATCACCGTGAAAAGATGTTGTATCGTCAGATGATCCAAAGCTCTCTTCGGTCGTCTGTTGTATTGTCGATATTTCTTCCGCTGTTGCCTTGCGAGAATTCTTTTCTTCAAAGAGACGAATTAAAATTTTAATAATAAAATCTTTTGTAAACTCCATACAAATTGTTAAGGGGGCTTATTATTCAAGGCCGACAGATCCAACCACAAGGGCGAGACCTGTTATCTCATCGAACGGTACATCGAAAGCTGGATATTCCTTGTTATCGGACACTACTGTAATATAACCATCTTTTGTACTCGGCATAAGCCGTTTCACGAGAATACCTTGCTCACGTGTAGCAATGACGTGACATTTATTCCATTGTAAAAATTTTCGGTCTTTAAGTATAGTGCAGGCTATCACGTCCCCGGGGTTAAAATGCGGGTACATGGAAAGACCGGATACTTCGATCATGAAATCCACATTGCAGTAGCGAAACTTGGGTATAACGTAGTATTCTTTTACATCTTTTTCTTCAATAGAGAGGAGACCGTTACCAAAGCCAGCCGCTGCTGTTTCAGTAACCAAAGGAATTGGTTTTACTTTTATATTTCCCAACACGTTCGCCAAAGGCATGGCTTTGGGCTGGTCTGTATTGTCGAGCGGAGTTACAATAGTAGAGTCCACATTGGTTGAGGCATGCTTGAGCATATCCCCTTTTCCCGTAAGCAGCCACTCTATATTGACATCAGGAGCATAGGCAAGAAATTTCGCAATATTATCTTCGCTAATACCATTGCTTTGCTGTAAAATACCTCTTGTAACCCCTGATATTTTATAAAATTCATAGGACGTTACCCCTTTATTCGATAAATAAAGCAAGATATTTTGCTTTATAGCCGACTTTTCTTGTTTGTTTTCTTGCATAGACGAGAAATCTTGTTTATATTTGCAGGGTGTTTAAGTAGTAAACAGCGGCCAAATATACAAAATTGGCTCGAAATTAACGAGTGTCAGAGATTAAAGAATATGAACCGAAACCTATTATTAACAAGTGAGACGATGGAAAATCAAGAAACGATGATGAAAAAGCGGGATTTTGTAGCCGAACGGGTGAAATGCCGTATCGATGGCCTATTGGAAGAGGCCGACAACTATACGCGAATCATGAATGAGGATTATGAGTCATTTTTTATGGATCATGCGGAAGATATGTATAAAGTACAGCTTGAACTTTCCGAATACCGCAAGTTGAAAGCCGTGGTAAGCTCCGGAAGCCTTGAAGATATCCGGTCATATTTGGTAAATAAAGTGAATAACATTACCAATACCCTGCTTGGCGAAAAATTGCGATTAAATACTACCGGCGCCACTACCCAGCTTGCCCATATTTTAGAACTGGAATTGATCCGGGATTTACGCGGCAAGTTTATCATGTTCCTTGACTTTATCGGTAAAGACGAGAATGTCGCCGGATAATAAAAAATCGAGCGTGACAGCCCGGAAGGCGTCAAGAGACGGGCGTACGGTGTGGAAAGACACACGGGGCAATGGTTTTTGCGTTGGGGTTCGATTCCCCATGCCCCACAAAATCCAACCATTAAAACTTAAAGTTATGAAAGCAACAATGAATCCAACAAAAATGGAGGCGCGGATCAAACAGAAGCTGCGCACGCTGATCGGCAACGTGACACACATGCAGAATGTCGCCGACCAAACGCTGGAGCTTATCAAGAGCATCCTGACAGAGGACGAGCGAAACGACTCGGACACCTGCCGCGTCGTCGAGAACCTGTCGTGCGTGTGCGAGGAGGCATTACAGGTGTTGTGCGAGGAACTGAAAAAGGGAACCCGGCTTTACGAGATTCTGAACGAAGAAGGAATGCGAACCAAAGCCATTGACAGCCTTTGATTATGAAAGCCATTGAAAATTTTTCGGGGAACCCTCTTTATCGTCTATTATCTTTTGAAGAGCTTCCTCAGTTATACAAAGAGTTGATTCTTTCCCGTTATGGAACTCCGTATACGGATAGGCCAGCGGGCGACAGAACTGTTCCGGGAAAGGATCCTCTTTCAGGAATTTTTGGAGCTGACTCTGAACCTCGAACGGATCACCCCGAAAAAAGATGTCATAGTCTTGAAACAGGCCGTCGACTATCGCTCGGAACTCCTTTATCGAGGATAAAGAGTTCGAAGAAGAACGAAACCGAACAAGGTCGGCGACAAATCCTTGAAAAGGCGTATGCAATTTATCGTGAATTTCGTCGAACAATGGGGCTTCGATGTCTATCGCGTAGTCAATTCTACGCAATGTCGCGGCACTGATTAGGGTGTCAAGGACAAACTGGCGATACCGATTTGCCTTTTCGGCATCCAAGTATGTAATCACATAGTTCAATCTCCATTTCTTGGGAGTTTTTCCGGACGGTTTCATGATGTAGTTATTGTAAACAATCGCAAATATAACAATCACCAAATAAACAGACAAATGAGAAAGCAGATATTGACAGACAACGAAACTAAGGCCTTCTTGATAAAGACCTTCCAGTGTTCGCGCCAAGCGGTATGGCAGGCATTGACCTTCCAGCGCAACAGCGACCAAGCCCGGCGGATACGCCATCTCGCCCTGCAACGCGGCGGTAAGTTGACAGACGGCTATGCACCGAAGTGCGAGACTTCCTACGAAGAAGGAGAAAAAACGATGACCCAGAGATTCGGGTCACGTGTAAAGATAGTGGCGTATAGTGAGACCGGGAATGTATCCGTGTTCGTGGACGACCGGCTGAAAGAGAATTACGAGAATTTGGACGTTTGCAGCCTCATGCAGTTGCAGAGCGAGGTGGAACAGATGGCAGCAGTGTTGTAAGAGGAGGCGATATGGAATACTACGGAAAGATATTGTGCATATCGTACCACGATCTGACATACGACGACCGCCCCGTCATCATCGATGGGAAGGGCGACTACAGCAGAAGTCGTGCGTTGAAAGATGTACATCCGTCGATGCTTTCCGAGGAAGAACTTGCACCCATCATGTCAGAGGCTAATTATAAGCAGCTGGCAGCCCGGGGACAAATCCATGTGGTACGTTCAGGAAGGGGGTTGGGAGGTTATGCTCTGGTAGAAGTGGCCACCCTTCCCATTCGGTTTCAGGAGAAGATAAAGCTAAAATACGGGGACATGAAAGACGATATTCTCAGGAACTGGTTCGGCAGCCACTTCCACATCGACGCAAAAGCACGAGAGTTCTATTCCCGATTCCGTTTCGACAACGGTAATACGCTCCCTCCGGAACGCATACAGGAGTACACGGTGAACGCCTCGGTGATAGAGAGTGTACTGGCGCTGATGGCCGACACGGTATTGATGCGCAGAGCCATGAAGGGTGGCCCGGTGAACTGGGGCGAGATGGCGGGGGCGATCAGTTACTATCAAATCGAATTCGGGCATACGTTGCCGATAAGCGCCAACCGCTTCAAGAGGCGCGTGTGGGATTTCAAGGCTCAGGGATATGAGAGCTTAATCAGCGGAAAGTTCATGAACCAGAACCGTCGCAAGGTGACTTACGGCATCGAGCGGGTGCTGCTGGCGATAGACGCCCAACCGGAACAGCCCTATAACACGACGGTATGGGAACAATACAACCTGTTTCTGGAAGGAGAATGCGAATTATTTGACCCGGAAACGGGCGAGATACTCGATCCTGCCGATTTTACAGACAAAAACGGCAACCCGATCGTGTTAAGTCCCAAGACGGTGGCGAACTATCTGACCAATCCCAAGAACAAGGCGTTGAGGGCGAAACATCACATGAGCCAATGGGACTTCAACAACGCCTACCGTCCGTACCATTTACGCTACACGGGAGCCTATTCGCTCAGCAAGATCTCCCTCGACGACCGTGACCTCCCTCGTCCGATGAAGGACGGCAACCGGGTAAAGGCTTACTACGCCTACGATGTGGTGAGCGGCGCCGTGGTGGGCTACGCTTACAACCGGCTGAAAACCGCCGAACTGTTCCTCGACTGCATGCGCAACATGTTCCGGACCCTTGACCGCAACGGCATGTACATACCGGCGGAGCTGGAAGTGGAGCACCACTTGGTGAAGGACTTCGCCGACGGCCTGATGCAGGCCGGCACGGTGTTCCCGCTGATCCGTTGGTGTAACCCCGGCAACTCGCGGGAAAAGCGGGCGGAGCATTTCAACCGCCAGAAGAAATACGGCGTGGAGAAGCGCTCGCAGGCGGGCATAGGCCGCTGGTGGGCCCGTCTGGAAGCGAACCGTCCGAAGGAAGAGAAAGTATATGACGAGTACAACGACACCTATAAGGTGAAGAGCTATACCTACGACGAGCTGGTGGCCGACGACATTCGCTCCATCGACGAGTATAACAACCAGCTACACCCGAATCAGAAGCGATACCCCGGCATGACCCGCTGGGACGTATTCTGCAAAATGCAGAACCCGAACCTCCGCCCGTGGGACAAGGCCGTGCTTTACCGGTATATCGGCTTCCACACGAACACGACCATACGGAACAACAGCTATTTCAAGGTACAATACAAGGATTTCCGCCTTCCCGACCCGGAAGTCATCGCCCGGCTCGACCCCCGTAACTACAAGGTTGAAGCCTATTATTTGCCCGACAGCGACGGAAACATCGACGAGGTGTATATCTACCAGAACGGACGGTATCTCGCCGCCTGCAAGCCTGCCCCGCGGTATAACGAGAACACGGCCGAGCAGACCGAGGCCGACCGCGAGGCTTATACCGAACAGGCAAAATATGTAGCCAAGTTCGACAAGATGATCAAGGAGGGCAAAATCAAGCCGTTGGGAATCCTGAGCAAAGAGGCCTCGAAAACGGTATCCACCGTAAAAGCCGAGGCGGTGGAGACGCAGCCCGCCGACGATACGGAAGACTATTCGGCATATCTCAATGTGTCGTCTTTTGAAAGAGATGCCATGTCCAAACTCTAACGATATTAAAAAAACATTCAAACAGCATTCAATATGGAAATAACGAACGAATTGAAACAACGGATTGCGGAGGCGATAGCCGCCGACCGGGGGAACTATCCCAGCGACAACCGCCATGCGACGGCTCTGGGTATTTCTCCGAGCGTGTACAACTCCATCAAAAGAGGGAATTATGAAAAACAAGTGAGCGATGCCAACTGGGTGGGTATCGCCCGGAGGCTGGGTGTGCAACTGCGGGCCGAAATGCCGTGGACGGCGGCCAAGACCCCTACCTATGCGTTTATCAGCAAGCAGTTGGAGATGTGTCAGGAGAGCGGACTGAGCGCCATTCTGTGCGACATGCCCAACATCGGGAAGACCTTCTCGGCGAAGGTGTACGTCAAAAACCACAAAAACGCCGTGTATGTGGACTGTTCGCAAGTGAAAACGAAACTCAAACTGATACGGTATATCGCCAAAGAGTTCGGCGTGAGCAGTTACGGACGTTACGGCGACGTCTACGAGGATCTGGTGGCTTACCTGCGCACGATAGACACCCCGCTTATCGTGCTGGACGAGGCCGGGGACTTGCAGTACGAAGCTTTTTTGGAATTGAAAGCCCTGTGGAACGCCACCGAACGCTGCTGCGCATGGTACATGATGGGAGCCGACGGGTTGAAAGAGAAGATAAACCGGGCCATCGAGGGCAAGAAGGTGGGCTACACCGAGATGTTGAGCCGGTATGGCGACACATACAGCAAGGTGACCCCTGACGATGCCAAAGAGCGCGAGAAATTCCTGCGGGCGCAGGCCGCCATCGTGGCGAAGATGAACGCCCCGGAGGGCTCGGACATCGCCCGGATCGTAAACCTTACCGGCGGAGGGCTTCGCCGGGTATATACCGAAATCGAGAAATTAAGGAGCGTGCAGATATGATGACGAAAATAACATTAGAGGATAAAGGTCAGAACATCTTGTGGTTCAAGGTAAACGAAGACGGGATTGTCGAAGAAGCCGGTCCATTCCAGAATGAAATATGGAAAGACGCATATATTCCTTTTCGGAAAATCCGTGTCGGACAATTGCCCCCCATATCCTTTTATCCGTATATTATATTCAATTTTCTACAATATAGGGTCGTATCAATAGAGCCAAGCCATGAAACTGAAACGAGCGTACAGCCCCAAAGAGGTGCTTAACATGAAGATACCCTGTTACGAGTTCACCGGGCAGTGGCTCGTCTCCATCGGCCGACCTGCCAAGAGCGGGGTGTGGATCATCTGGGGGTCGAGCGGGAACGGCAAGAGCTCTTTTGTCATGCAACTGGCCAAATACCTCTGCGCGTTCGACAAGGTGATATACGACAGTTTGGAGGAGAGCACGGGGCTCTCTTTGCAAATGTCATTGAAACGCCATCGAATGGAAGAGGTACGCAAGCGGCTGCTGATTCTCGACCGGGAACCGATCGATCAACTGGAGGAACGGTTGAAACGAAGGGGCAGTCCCAGAGTGGTGATCATAGACAGTTTCCAATATAGCGGGTTGAGCTACCCCGCTTACAAAGAATTAAAGGAGCGGAATCCCAAAAAGCTGTTCGTTTTCATCAGCCATGCCGAGGGAATGCACCCAGCCGGCAGGACGGCCCGAAAGGTGGAATACGATGCCGATGTCAAAATCATGGTGAGCGGCTTCAAAGCATGGTGCAAGAGCCGTTTCATGGAACAACCGGGCGAGCCCTACACAATATGGGAGGAAGGCGCCGCCAAAACATGGATGGGAAATGGACAAAAAGAGTATGCGCCGGAAGAACCTGCTGTATAGGCTCCGGAAGAAGGGCGTGAAAGTCAACACGAGAGAACGCTGTGTTTACCTGCCCTACGGCAGCGAGCCGGACAACATCGTACAGGTTCGCCGTCTGCGGAGAGAATATGATTTTGTAGTACAATTTGAAATAGTATGATCATGGAAAAGACGCAAGAAAACATCTGCTGCATTTGCGGCAGGAAGTTCATCGGATACGGGTATAACCCATATCCGATAAAAGAAGAGGGACGATGCTGCAAACTGTGTAACTACACGGTGGTACTGGAAGAACGATTGAATGAATTTTACGAACGACAAAACCACAGAAAAAAATGAACAAGAAAGTGTACATCAGCGGGGCGATAGCCCATTATGACTTGGAAGAGAGGCGTCAGGCTTTCGATCAAGCCGAGCGCTATTTGAGCTTGAAGGGCTACGAACCTGTGAACCCGTTCAAGAACGGGCTGCCAGATGAAGCGCATTGGCGGGAGCACATGCGGGCGGACATCGCCCTGCTGCTCGGTTGTGATTATATCTATATGCTGCAAGGCTGGGAGTTGTCGAAGGGAGCCAAGCTCGAGCTCGACGTAGCCTCCTCGTGCGGCATTAAAGTGTTGTTTGAATAAAATATATTGCCATGAGTAAACAAAAAAATACAACAGGAGTGGTGGTAATGACATTGACCGCAACTGCTTATAAAGGGAAAATCCGTGAAATTTATACTTCACGCATAGGGTTTTGTGGACAATACAACAAGGAAATACTTTCTAAGATGGGGTCAGAATTTAAGAGATTATATGCCGAGCAGACAGAGGCTGCATATAGGGAAAAATCAATTACTCCTGACAAGATAGTATATCGTATCAGTACAAAATCAACGGAGTGTGATATGATTCTTAACGGAGAGTGATATGGCACAGGAAGTAACCAATTTCGCCCGGTTTTACGCCCTGTTCGGCAAAGTGCCCTATTACGGCGACCGGGAAGAATTTAAGCGCTCGATCGTGAGGCAATATACACGGAATCGCACCGAGAGCCTGCGCGAGATGACCCGGGCGGAGTACAACGAGTGCTGCGCCGCTCTGGAACAGCTGACCGGGCAGGACGAATGGCGAAAGAAACTGCGCGAGGAGCTGCGGTTCCGCCGAAGCGTATGTCTGAAACTCATGCAGAAAATCGGCATCGACACCACGGACTGGGCAAGGGTCAACGATTTTTGCCTGAATCCCCGGATCGCCGGCAAGCCTTTCGGCCGGCTCGATACCGAAGAACTGGAACAACTGGCCGTAAAGCTGCGCTCCATCGAGCGGAAGGGAGGGCTGAAAGTGAAGGAAACGGAAAAGAGACAAGAACACGAAGTGAAACAACCGGGCCGGGCCGTCTATGTAATCATAGACCCCAACGCCCCTAAAAACTAATAGAAATGAAAACAGAAGCACGAAAAATCCTTGACGGGATTAAAATCCAGCTCCTTGAAGCGGCGACGTGGCTGTCGGCCGAAGAGCGGGAGGAGTTTTTTAGCGACATCAACGAATGGACCTACGAGCAGTACGAGGCGGCATTGGTCTGTCAAGAGCCTGAAATGCAGAATTACGAGGAGGACGATGCATGACCCTGAACGACCAAAACAAGGTGAAAGCGGCCGGTTTCACCATTATCCGCAAAGACGACTATCCGAATCCGAGAATCAAAATCAGCACAAAGCACAACGGAGGGTGGAAAACATACGGAGTGTATGAGACGAAGGCCGCGCGGGACAAAGCATTCAAGACCCTTTTAGAAAGCAACAAGATTATCAGTGACTAACCCTAAAAAACAATTAGAATCATGGAAGAGAGAAGCAAACAGACCGTGTTCATGACGGAAGAGGAAAAGGCCGAGTTCGAGGCTTTCCAACAGGCGAAAGCGAGAAAAGCGGCCGAAGAGAAGGCCAAAGCCGACCGGGAAATGTACAGGCAGATGGTGGACGAGGAGATCGAGAACTCCATTCCCGTGTTGCTGGGTATCAGCGAGGAGATCAAGGAGAGCAAACAGAAGGTGCTTGACAATTTCAAGGCTATACTTGCCATGAAGTCCGACCTGTTTAAAACGAAGATGCGCAACGACCAACGCAGTCATACCTTCACCAACAGCGCGGGCGACAAACGCATCACGCTGGGCGTGTATGTGACGGACGGCTACCGGGACACGGTAGAGGACGGAATCGCCATCGTGAAGGAGTACATCGCCTCGCTGGCCAACGACGAAAAGACGCAGGCGTTGGTGAACATGGTGTTCCGGCTGTTGAGCCGCGACGCCAAAGGCACGTTAAAGGCCAGCCGTATCGTGCAGCTGCGCAAGGTGGCCGAAGATACCGGTGACGCACGGTTCATGGAGGGTGTGCGCATTATCGAGGAGAGCTACCAGCCGGAGGTGAGCAAGCAGTTTATCCGCGCCGAGATGAAAGATAGGAACGGCATGTGGAGACCCATACCGTTGGGAATGACCGAATCGTAAAGAATAAGGTCATGAATCGGGGCCGATGGCGATTCGTAGAATAGTCGTTGACTCCTTAAACAGGAAGTGCCGAAATGTGAAAAATCGGCACTTTTTTTATACAAAACGGGTGAAAATCAATTATATTTGCATTATGGGCAAAGGGAGAGACAAAGAACTGATCAAGCTGAGGGACGAGGCGTTGTGCCGCCGTTACTATTACTGGACCGAGGTGCAACGGTTGCGGTTCGATGACGCGCTGCGCATTCTGTCGGAGCGTGAGTTCTTTATCTCCGAGGAGCGTATCATGGCTATTATCCGGCGTAAGTCCCGCGAGGGGACCGACAAGGACTTCAAGCCCCTGCCCAAAGTGAAAGTTCCCCGGCTGAAAGCCTCACAGCTCGAACTGTTTCCCACACTATGATTCCATCGCCGACTCGTCGTGCAACGTAAACGAAAAGGTCGTCTCGAACACCTTGATATATCCCGGCAGCGCATATTCCCGGCTTTTCTCCCGCACGAGCGGCGATGCGTTTTCCGAGCACTGCAAGCATTGTAAGGTTTGGTACAGCTTGTTCGCCGTCAGCTGGCGTTCGCGTACTTTCTCGTAGGTTCCCGAGGCGTGACTGGTGTCGTGGTAGCAGTCGATGGCGAGGCGCACGGTAATGAACGACTCGCTGTTCTGCGCCCCGTAGCCGAGGTCGTGCCAGTTCGAATCGGTGTTCCCGATCAGCACGCAGGGGAAGGTGACCGGGTAGTGGTCTTCGTCGGCTCCCATTTCCAATTGGCCGTAGTCCTCGTCGATGAGCGACAGATCCGGCATTTCACGGGCGATTTGCTCCATGATGGTGATAAAAATTTCTTCCATGATTTTATAAGTTTAATATAGTTCTGATTTCTTTTTCGATTCTCTTTTCTATTTTTTCGTTGAGCTCCTCACTATCACCAAGAAATTGTCGTTGTGGAATGTGTATGTTCAGTTTCTTTTTCTTGGTGAGGGCAAGTCCTTTCCACATCTGCGCCTGTGGGTTGGTTGGTCGTTTGCTTGTCGCCTTTCCCCGGCTTTTCTTCCCCGTATTTTTCTTTGTTTCGCCCGAGGTTTCTCGGTACTTGGCCCATGCGAAACGCCTCATACGATCTGTAACAGTTACAGAGACAGATCCACCCCAGTTGTGAATGGGGGCGTAGATCACATCGTTCGATATTTTTACCCGGTAGTCAGACGGTATGTATTTGATTGATTTGAATAGATGATTGCGACCGGAAAGTAGCGTGTCGTAGTTGCCGGCGGCATCGGTTCTACCGGAGGAGAGCCGCTTGGACTTCGGCCACGGGTGCAGTCCTCCGTTCACAAAGCCTCCTAACCGGAAGTTGTTTTGAAAATGGTCTTTGGCCATACGTCCAGCCACAACTGGCATCTTACGGCGTATCATCTCATCCAGCTCCTTGTGTTTCTGTTCTATCAATTTTGCAAAATCTTTTATATCCATAAGGTACAGTAATTCAAGAATAATTCGTAATTTTGTACGAGGTATCAAATTATCTTTAATATATTATGTTATGAACATACCTGAACAAGTAAAGAATGAGGCTCGTAGTGTAATGGAACAATACGGTGGACACCTTGAATATCTAGGTGATGTCGACAACCAAAAAGCATGGTTGCTTCGTCTCCCGGACGATACCGTTGTAGGATTCCCATTTTTGTACTTATATAAGGGAGGTGAGGCAGTCGAAATAACCGGGCCTTCTGTTTTTGATTTCATTGACTTATATATTAAAGATACTAAGGAAATTTAGATTGAATAATTTGTTATCTATTCTCATAATGCCTCTACAATTGTGTGAGTTTGGAGCTCCTATTTCACACAAATATTTGATATCTTTCCATTCCATTCCAGAGCCTTTTGAATTATCGCTTTGTGGTTCTATATACCTCAGTTCTCCATCTTTGAACCGTTGCAAAATAGTTGCATGTCCACCGCCACTTTTCCATCCTATACATAATTCATAGACTCCTTCATCCTTACAGACTTCGCTAAAATATTCCATATACCTTTGAGGTGTCATTTTCAAGTAATCCTTAGACCGCAACCAGTCGTTTATACTAACATGTTTCGCTGGTGTTCCATCTGTGTTCTTCCAAACTTCAAAGGCACGTCCTTTGCTTAAATATTCGAGTTTGGAACCCGGAGTGTTCCCTTTTGCCGTAATATTAAATCCTCTTAATCGTAAAGCATAAGCCGGTGCACAGGTTTGGCAGTTTATGCTGAACGGATAATCCCTCTTTCGGTTGTACTTTTTATTTTTTCTGTATTTATGCCCTTTTTTGTCCTGATAAGCCCCTTTGGAATCCAAAATGAACTCATCTACATGATTCGGGTTGGCATTCTGCTTATCTGCTTTTTCCACACTCATCGGCTTCTTCTTTATAATTTTGAGGGCCTTTTCAATTTCAAGGTTATTTCTGGCAATGGCAATCTTTTCTTCTTTTGTAAGATTATCCGGCATTTCAGCAATCATTTTATCGATGCGAGCCGTCAGCTTATCAACTGCTTTCTTTGCCCCTTTATACGCATTCTCTATATATGGGTGCGAATCTGAAAACAGTTTGCCGTCCTTCCCCGGATTGTTGTCCAGCCCGGGGTGCGGGTTGTCCTTTTTCGTGAAGTCGGGGATTTCGGTCACCGGGTCGTCCGTCGAGGAGAGGTCGCACTTGCAGTTCCAGCGGTCGCCCGGGCGATGCTCATTCCAGAACGGGTCATCGATGGGGCGAACTGTCCCCCAGAATATCATGTGGTCCTTCCCGGGATTGACCGAGGTGGAAGGCATCCACCGCAGATTGGGCAATACGTCTTTCTCCCTCTCGAACTGTTGCCAGTCGGCCGCCTGATGCGCCCGCAAGACCGCCGTATTGTATTCGGTACGCAGCCACTGCCCCACCTGATGCGAGGCGATGGGCATCACCTCCTTCCGCCACTGTTCGAACGGTTTTAGGTTGCCGTTCGAATCCAACAATAATTTGGCCATATCGTTCTGCATGCGGTGTACCTTGAATGCCACGAATACCTCGTTGTTCCGCAGAATAGCCGCACGGAAGTCGTCGTCCGGATCCACAGCCTCGGATTCGTCGAAGCCTTTTCGGGCGGCCTCGTTTATCCGGTCGCAAATCTCGTTGAACAGGTTAATCTCGATGTCGGTCATCGGGCGGAAGTTCTTGCCGTATATGTTCCGCAAGGCGCGGCGCAGCACCTCGCCGGAGAACTCGAAGCCCGAGGAGACCTCACCCTCCTTCGCCTCATAAAGGCGGTCGACTACCAGTCTAAAACTGCCCCGCCGCCCGACGGGGCTTTTCCGAAAAAACGGGCCAGCCGGTCGCGGAAGGAGTTTTTACGCTTGGGCTCGGGATCTGACGCAGGGTCCGGTTCCGGGTCGGGCTCCTCTATTTCTTCCTCCTCCGGTTTTTGCTGTTGCTGCTGTTGAAGCCGCTTAGCGGCGGCCTCTTCCCTTTTTCGCAGCTCTTCCCGCTCTTTTTTCAACCGGTCGTAGTCGGCCGGTTTCTCGATACCGAACTCCTCGTACAGGTAATCGTCGGAGACCGGCAGGTCGAACTGCCGGGCGATCTGCGTGAGGATATTGACCTTCGCCGTGGGGTCTATCTCCTTCTTCTCCGGGAAACAGAAGTTCCCCCCGGCCGTGTCGATGCCCATGCGGGCGAAAATATCGGCCATGTCGTAATTGAGCACATCGAGGAGATACCGCTTGTCAGCCTCGGCCACTTTGTCCTCCACCTTTTTGTGGACAGTACCCAAAGCCTGCGTGCCGTTTTCCGAGGATTCGGTCGTCAGCGTATTGCCGAGGACGAGTTTGGAAATCTCGTTGTTGCACCGCTCGCAGAGCCGTTCGTACACATCGGCCGAACCGGTCTTATTGCCGGCTTCTATAAAATTGAGTTTGGTGTCCTCGTCGTGGAAGAACTGTGCGAGGCTTCCGATATTCGCGGCGTCCTCTATCGCCCGCTGGCGGGACTGCTCGTCGTCGGAGTTATAGACATACTCCTGTATGGGCATACCGAAGAGCTCGGAGAACTGCGACCAGTCGCCGGTGGTGTTCCGCTTGTAGATCACCCACGGCGCCGCCTTCGCCAGCAGTCCCAAGTCGTCGGGACTGCCGATGAACAGCAGGTCGGAATAATTCTCCCACGGCAGGCCGACGATGTCCGTCTGGTGACGGAGGATAATCCGCCTTACGGGGTCTACGTGTTTACGGGGTATCAAGTCGTAGTCCACCCACTCCCCCTCCCGGTAGAACTGGCAGAGGGAGAAGCCCCAGAACTTGGCATCGATGATGTCGCCGACCAGCCGGTTGAACCACGGGGAACGAATCTGCTCGTTCACCGCGTCGTCCGGCTTGCCGTCCCTGCGGAACTCGATGTCGGAGCAGAGCACGGCGTTCTTCCGCTTCTCGATGACGCAGGTGAGGTGCGTGTCCATGAGAATGTCGGCATACAGGTCATATAGCTTGTAACGCCTTGAATAGTCCACGTTCTCGGCGGCTCGGACGGCCGTCATATAGTCGGCGATGTCGATGCCGAATCGTTTGGGCTGCGTGAGCACGATAACATTCGGCCCCTTCTGTCCGGGAAGCGTCAGATTGCCTCCGACGGTGATGATGCCCCGGTTATTCCGTTTTTGTTTCTTTGCCATAGTCTTATGTGATTACCAGTGGTTTGTCCTTTTTCGATTGCTTGTGATGCGGAAGTTCGAGTTTCCGGCCCGTTCCTCCGCCGGCAGGAGCGGCACCCCCTCGATGGAGATCTCCTCGGCTGCCACCGCCTTCATCCACTCTACGGCCCGTTCGTACCGGTCCTTCCGCATAGGCGACAGCTTCTGCGGGTTGTGTATGCAAAAAATGTGATAGACTGCGATGTCGATGACCATCATCAATACCAATTGGTTCCTTTCCTCCCCGGTGGCGGAGAAGATTCTGTCGCAGTCATAGCGTTTCGACAGGTAGCACCGCATTTCGGCGATAGCCCTGTCCTCGCATATTTTAATGACGGGTTCGTCCTCCCGTACGAGGGCATCCAGAATGTCGCGGTGGATACTCGCGTCATAGTCCCTCAATTCGACAAAATGGCTCATAGTTGTATGGATTAAAGGGTTATAATCTTCGTTTGTTCCGTCTCCGCAACTCTTTCCGGGTTTTAAACACCGGCGGTTCCGACCGATGTATGAGTTCATCAATGATGCGGTTGCCTCCTTCCACGGCATCCGGGCCGTCCGCCGGATAGCGTAACGAAAGCGTGAACAGCTTGAACTGATCCTCCAGTTCTTTCATGTGCGGATTGTCTTTCTCCGCCTCGTTAAGGATCAGGTTCCCCTCCCGGTTCAAGGGTTCGAGGTTGGCCTCTATCCGGGTTCCCTTGTCGGTTTTCTTCTCCTCGTCACCCCGGATATAAAGCGATATTTTCTGCTCTTTCCGGACTTTGGCCACGAGCGGTTTGAACACCTGCTGAAAGAAAGGGTCTTGCAGTTTGTTGTTCTCCATGTAGCAATACACGGTGGCTTTTCCGCCGACGAACTCCAACAGTTTGACATACCAACCGATGAATTCGGCGTTCAGGGCTTGGGCGAGAAAGGTCTTGATGACATAAAGCCGTCCCCCGAGTTTGCCGAGCAGCGAGACCGTCTTGAAGGACTTGCCTTTCTTTCCCTTGCTCTCGCCCGGCGCCGGATCTCCGTATGCGACCAAAAATTTAAATTTCGATAAAGGTGGAACCTTGCCGTAGGCGATGGTCTCGAATACCTCCCCGACGGAAATCGGGTTGTTGAAGTATTCTCCCTGTGCCGCTTTGGTGGATATTTTGGACAGCGTGCGGTCGATAAACTCTTCCGTGTTCTTCTCCGGCCAAGTGGAGCGGCCGTTCCTGTCTCGAATGTTCACGATGTCCCAGTGGTCGGCCATGTCCCCGGCCCGTACCACGCAGCAATCTTTGGCGATGATGTTTCCGCAAAAGATGACGAGCGTCGGTTCCGAGATGGATCGTGTCGGATACAGGGCGTTTTCCCACCAGTCCCACCGCTTCTGTATCGTGTCCGGGTTCTTGGTGTCCTCGTCCGTGTCGAAGTCGTCCACGAGCAACACGTCCGGGCGAATGGCCTCGTTGCGCGAACCCCGGGGCGACTGTCCCGCGCCGATTGCCCGGAACGCCACGCCTCCTTTGGTGACGAACTCGTCCTCCGTCCATGAGCCGGGCGTCTCCTGTTTGCCGTAATAGGCCTGTATGCGGCCGTTGGCCTCCAAATTGGCCCGGTAAGGGGCCAGCAGCCGGACAGCGTTGTCCTTGCTGTTGGAGGTCATGATGACGTTCTTCTTCCGCCCGGTGAGCGTGACGAACAGGACGACGAACATGGAGACGGTAGACTTGGCCAGCTCCCGGCTCCACGAAAGCACCTCGAACCATTCGTCGTGTGCGATGATGCGCTGTATGGCCCGTTTCTGGAAATCGGCGAACTCATACTTGGCATAGTTCGGAAAGAAGAACTTGATCCATTCGATGGGATGCTTTTCGAGGTACCGGCGGTGCTTCTCCCGGTCGGCGGCGGACATGGATTTGTCCACCGGCGTGGCCCTTGCGATATCCTCCTTAAACTTTTCCCAGTCGAGGAGCGCTGTTTTGTCGATCTGTTTCATGAGCCTCCCGTTTATAGTTTGTCCTTGATATAAGCGTCCGCCAGCCTTGTCAGTTCTTTTGCCTTTTCAAGGTCGAACGGACGGAGCCATTCGATGAAACCGGTGAGCACGCTGATGATATCGGCTATTCCAGTTTCCTGTTCCATATTCCGAATGGCGGCCGACAGCTTGCCGAGAATGTCGGCTTCTTTGGAATTCGGGAACCGTTCCCCCTCCGCCCGTGCCGAGATGGCCCGGTTGATTTCCGCCACCTGACGGTAGAGGTTGGCCACCTGTTCCTGCCGGGTGAGTGTCAACCCGGCTTTCTGTTCCTCCCATTTCCCGGCACGCACCCAGTTGGACACTGTCACGCGGGACACTCCCACACGCTCCGCGATTTCCTGTTGCGTGAGATTCTCCCGCAGGTATAAAGTCTTGGCCCATTCCTTCTTTTGGGCGTTCGTCAAATCTGCCATAGTGCTTTAATTCTTGTGTTTCAACTGCAAAAATGCCCTAAAAATCCCGCGAAATAAAAATCGTTCCGCATGATGAGACTTTACGAAACCACCATGACGTCATACCGTTACACGGTAAAAATACAATTTTCATACGCTGTTGATTTGTCGCATTTTTGCGATGTGAACCCAGCGTGATTATGTGCTAAAACCAGACAGATATGAGCAGATTTTTCAATATACAGACCGATGCGGAGGGAGTGTGCACCATCTTCCTTTACGGTGACATCGGAGACTATTACGAAGTACAGAGCGGACGGGT